GTCTTGGGGTTACGATTCAAAAGAATTTTATATAGAAGAAGATAAAATACGATTCTCTACTTGGCAGACACAAATCAAAGGTGGAGAGATTGTCGATATGTATGCATTCAAGGCAATCATCAAGAAAAGAAACCCACATCATAATAAATTTTTTAGAAAATTAGAACGACAGATTGAAAAGAAAAAACCAATTAGGGTATCACAAGACACTGGAGAACTAGCATATATGTTTTTTTGTGCAGACTGGCAGTTTGGAAAAGAAGAGTATGGAGCTGATTGGGGTGTAGATAGTACGATTGATTACATAAGAAATGCGATTGTAAAAGCAAAAAGAGAAATAAAAAATCTTAAAAAGATTGGTCAAGTAGTTGATGAAATTTACATCATAGGTTTAGGCGACCTTATTGAATGCACTTTTGGCTTCTTCGACCACCAAAATTTTAACATCAGTTTGACAAGAACAGAGCAAGAACACTTAGCAAGAAAAATGGTTCTTGAAGTTTTAGATGGATTATTAGGATTAGCACCAAAAATAGTTATTGGAGCTGTCATTGGCAACCATTCAGAATATAGAACTGGAAAAACAACTGTTGCAACGACAAGATTAGATGGTTCTGATACTGCAATATTTCAAATAGTTGGAGAAATAATTGAAGGTAGAGAGCGTTACAAGCATGTAAAAACTGTCGTACCAGATGATTATCATTTAACTTTAGAAATAAAAGGTAAAAGAATTACTTTTTATCATGGACACATGGTTTCTGGTGGTTCTGGAATAGAAGGCAGACTTATGAATTGGTGGAAGAATCAAGGACATGCTGGAAGAATACAATCTGATTACCTTGTTACTGGACACTATCATCATTTAAGAGTTTTAACAGAGCGTGGTAAAACATGGTTTCAAGCACCATCGTTAGATACATCAGTAGAACTTGAAGCAAGGAGTGGATTGACTACTTCTCATGGAGTATTGACCTTTACTTTGTCAAAAAATGGTTGGGATAATCTTAAAATTTTATAAATTTAATGATTATTGATTTATAATATTTGTATGAAAAGAATAGCTATCGAGAATGATGGTACAAAAGTAAGACTACTTTTGATGGATAATGATGACAATATCATTTATAGGAACTTGCCAAAAGGGATTATAGATATTGACAGACTAAAAGAGTATGAAGATACTTCTTTATCCAGTAATTAGTTGCTTAATAACTTTTAATCAACCAGTTACTCCAGAAGTCATTTACGATTACAAGGATTGTAAGAAGATTGAGTTCCAAGTAAATTCAGTCTCACACTGGCAACCCTTGATACAGAAATACTTTAGAGAGGAAGATGTGATAAAAGTTAGTAGAATCATGTTTTGTGAGTCATCTGGTCGCTCAAAAGCTGTCGGATATAACACAAATGGCACAACTGATGTCGGTTTGATGCAGATAAATGATTCGACATACGACTGGATTTCACAGAAACTTGGGTGGTATGGAGACAGAAAAGACCCAGATTTCAATTTAAAGATGAGTTCTTGGCTATTCTATAAGTCTGGAGAACATCATTGGAATAGTTCTGCAAAGTGTTGGAAGGATAGGAATGATTAAAAAAGCAATAGTTACTGGTACTTGGAGAAAAACTTGGTTGGCAAAAGATGTCATTGAAGTTTTAGATTCAATACAAGAACTAAAGAATATGTACCCACATCTGAATCTTAGTAATGCACAAGTAGAGTTTGTAGAGCTTGATGATATAGATACTGAGTTTGAAGAAGTTAAGGAAGAAGAATGAGAGATATATTTGATATTTATAAAATCACTGAAGATGAAGTTCTGCTTGATTTGAATGGACAAGAAATAGGAGAAGAAGAATGAATTACCCAGATGGATTTAAAAGATTAGATGCAATAGATGCAGAGATTGATGACACTGTATTTAAAGAAGTAATAATAAAACAACTTAACTATATGCGTATAGAAGGAATCAATCTTGTTGATGATGCAGATGATTTAGTAAATCAATACTTACAGATTTGCAAAGCATTACCAGAATAATGGACACTCTCTTTGTAATCCTTGTGGTTGTAGGAGTAAATGCGTTTGCATGGTGGCTAATCAAAGAAGATAAAATATAATGTTCGATGATTATTTGCTCGATGACCTTGATGATGAACTTACAGAAGATGAAATACAAACCTTTGCCAGAGAACATTACAATACAAAAAAGTAATATTGAAGGGCTAGGACTCTTTGCATTAGAGTTCATAGATAAAAATAAAACGCTTGGTGTTAGTCATGTCAAGCATAAAGATTACTTGAATGGATATATCAGAACTCCATTGGGTGGATTTATAAATCATTCTGAAGAACCAAACTGTAAACTTAGAGAAGTTGGGCATGAAATGTATTTACAAACAATTCAAAAGATAAAAGCTGGGGAAGAACTAACATTGAAGTACCAAATGTATAATCCAGTGGAGATAAGAGATGAGTGATAGAAACATATTCGGAATAAGAAAAAGAAATAAAATTCTTGATAATGATGTGCAAGAGAGACTGTTATTTGCTATTAGTCAAGGTTCTTATATACAAGATGCTTGTGCTTACGCTGGAATAGATAGAGCAACTTACCATCGTTGGAGTAAAAAAGCAGAGAGTGGAGATGAAATTTACAAAAAACTTTTTGATGAGATTACAAGAATAGAAGCAACATTCAAAGTAGATACAGTCAAAAAAATTAGAGAAATCGGAGAAGAAGATAGAAACCCAAGAGCTTTGCAATGGTTACTAGAAAAAAGATACCCAGAACAGTTTGGAGATACAAGCAAAGTAGTTTTATCTACTGAAGAAAATGTAGTAAATGTTATAAGATTTAGTGATGGAGAGTTAGCAAATGAACTTCCAGATGGGGTCATAGATGACCTTGATGTGCAACATGTGCAACATGAACAGCAGGAAAATGTCAATGATGCTAATATTGATGATTATGACTGATGACCAAATCAATAATGAATTTGTAGATATTGTGATGGAGCAACTCTATGATGTAGAGCTTGAATCACAAAAGACATTTGAAGAAGCTGTGCAGTATGTAATACCTATGCCACCACCAGCTATATACTTCATATCACAGATTCCACCAGAGCAGATAGAAGAACTGTTCTCTGATATGTTGAGATGGTTAAGAGATGGATACGACTTCTAAAACTAAAATTGTTGAATGGGAACTTCCTAAGTTACACAAATCACAACTTGAAGTAGCTAAATCAAAAAAGAGATTCAAGATAGTCGTTGCTGGTAGAAGATTCGGTAAAACAAAATTAGGAACTGCATTATGCATACTTTATGCATTAGATGGTAAAAGAGCTTGGTGGGTTGCACCAACTTACGCTATGGCTTTGGAAGGTTGGAGAGAACTAAGATACTTTGCATATTCTTATGGATTAGAAGTAAGAGAATCAGAGAAAACAATAAACACTGGTAATGGTGGTCAAGTTACAGTAAAGACAGCTGATGCACCAGATAGACTTCGTGGTGCTGGATTAGATTTAGTTGTGCTTGATGAATGTGCATTTATTAAAGAACAGACTTGGAAGGAAGTATTACGACCAACCTTATCAGATAGATTAGGTTCTGCTGTATTTATATCAACACCAAAAGGAGTACAGAACTGGTTTAAGAGATTGTATGATGAAGCAGAAGCTAAAGATGATTGGGAGAGATGGACATTCTCTACTTACGATAATCCAACAATAGATAAGAATGAGCTAGTAGAAGCAAAAAAAGAACTAGGTAGCTTCTTGTTCAGTCAAGAGTATGAAGCTAAGTTCGTAGACCAAGTAGGTGGGATTATCAAAGCAGATTGGTTTCAGTATTACCATCGAGAAGAGAAAACAGAGTTTGATGAGAATGATAACTACAAAGACTTTGTCTATCTGACAACTGATGTAGATAGTGTAAGGTTAGAAGATTTACGAATAGTAACAGCTGTGGACTTAGCAACATCAACTAAGACATCTGCTGATTTTACAGTGGCTACAACAATAGGTATTGATAAGAAGGATAGAATCTATGTTCTTGATGTCGTAAGAGATAAAGTAGAAGCACCAGAGATAATCAGTTTGCTCGAAAAAGTAAATGAGAAGTGGCAACCAGAAAAGATTGGCATAGAATCTGCTGGGTTTCAATTAGCTCTAATTCAGATAATACGCAGACAAACTTCTCTACCGATAGTAAAGTTAAAGGCAGATAAAGATAAGTTATCGAGAGCTTTGCCATTGAGTGCGAAAATGGAAGCATCTATGGTATTCTTTGCTAACGATAGTTTATGGTATTCTGAACTGGAGAAGGAGTTGTTACAGTTCCCATCTGGAGAGCATGATGACCAAGTTGATAGTTTGGCTTACGCAGTGTTGCAAGTTGCAAGAAGGAAACAAATAAAGGCATATTAGATGGCAGAGAGAAGAAGTTTCAGAGATATAGTTTTCGGAACTCGTAGATTCAGAGATGACAGACAAGTCAAGAGAGCTACTGGATTTAATTTTTTTAGAAATGACCCAAACGATTTAGTGTATGGTAATTCTTCTTACATACTAGGTTGGAACTCATCTGCTGGAGATTTTAACTTATCTGGTCTTGGGAATGGAGAATCAAACTCAGCAGTTACAGCTTGTCTGCAACTTTTAGGTATATCATTCTCTGAAGCAACATTACAAGTAATGCTGACCGATGATGAAGGTCAAGAACAAATTATGGCAAACCACCCATTTACAATGTTGATGCGTAGACCTAATCCTTACATGTCTGGAGATGTTATTCAACAATACATAATCAATGCAATGCATGTATCTGGTAATGCATATCTGATGAAGATGAAGAATGAAGCTGGACAGTTAGTCGCATTATATCCATTGATGCCAGAGCAAGTTACTCCAAAAGGAGACAAAGAGAGTTTAGTAACAAGATATGAATATCAATTAGATGATGGAACTATGGTCATCAACAATGAGAACATGGTTCACTTCAAGTTAGGACTTGACCCAAAAGACCATAAAAAAGGTTACTCTCCACTGAAAACAGTATTAAGAGAAATCTATGGAGATGAGTCTGCTGGACAGATGGCAACAGCTCTACTTGCAAACTCTGGTGTACCATCAGTGTTGATTACACCAAAAGATGATTATGGTCTAACAGAAACAGAAGCAGAACAGATTTCAAGAACATATCAACAGAAGGTTGGTGGCAAAAACAAAGGTAAGCCATTGATTCTATCTGGTTCAATGAATGTAGAGAAGTTAGCTTTCTCTCCAAAAGATTTAGATATTGGTGCATTGAGAAGAGTTCCAGAAGAGAGAATATCAGCAGTGCTTGGAGTACCAGCAATCTTAGCTGGACTTGGTGCTGGACTTGAGAGAGCAACTTATAATAATACATCAGAGCTCAGAGAGTTCTTTACAGAACAAAAGCTCATTCCATTATGGAGAATGATTGCAGAAGAATTAACACAACAAGTTTTGATACCAGACTATACAGAGAATCAGAATGTATCTGCAAAGTATGACTTCTCAGAAGTAAGAGCTTTGCAGACTGATGAGAGAGAAATGTATGAAAAACTGAACATCGGAGTTCAAGGTGGTTGGATAACTATTGCAGAAGCAAGAAGTCAAGTCGGACTACCAACTAACGAAGGTCAAGATATTTATTATGTATCAAACTCTGTAATACCAACACAAGCAGACATGGAGATGCCAGAACAAGAAACAGAAGAAGCAGAAGAACAAACAGAAGAAGTTGTTACAGAAGATATGGAAGAGAACGAAGAAAAGAGATTTGAAGATAAGGTAGTGAGGAAGATAGGTAATCAGTTTTGTGTGATTGCTGAAGTGTCTGGTAGGAATATGGGTTGTTACCCAACAAGAGAACTAGCAAATGCCAGATTAGAACAAATATCAAGATTCAGTGAAAATCCAAAAGCAATCGTTGCAAGAGATACTTATACAACAAAAGAAGAAGCTGAGAGTAGAGCAGAAGAGTTAGGTTGTGAAGGAACTCATACAATAGACAGAGATGGTAACACAGTCTATATGCCTTGTTCTACTCATGCAAGATACGAACAAGCATTAGAAGATAATCAAAGACCAGCTAATAGAACTACCTATGGCACAGCTTGAAGATTTAAGTATTGGAGATGCAGTAAGCTGGTCGATACCTAAACCACCACAAGAACCAAGCATCGCAAATGGAATTATCAAAAGTCTCAATAGAGAAGATGAGACAGCAAACATAAGAGTATGGGCAATATTAGAGAATGGAGGTCATAGTGAAACTGATAGAGATGTTGAAATTGAAGTTAGCAGACTTAGAAAAATTGCTGATTTTAGGACTGAAGAGAACAAGCAAGTTTCTGCTCGAATTGAGCGAATACTTAGAGACAAGGTAGAAGAACATAACGCAGACAATCCACGCTATCGTGCAACCTTTCGAATGCTGGAAGCATGTTTTAGAAGAGGAATTGGAGCATACAGAACAAATCCAGCATCAGTAAGGGGTAATGTTCGTTCAGCAGACCAATGGGCATTAGCAAGAGTCAATGGACTATTATATGCATTACGCAATGGTAAGTTCAGAAGGACACCTTACGATAGGGATTTGCTTCCAAGCAACCACCCATTGAGTTCCAAATCCTTCGAAGGAAAACAAGTTGGTACTGTTCCAGAGTTCATTCGGAAGAATGCACAGCGTGGTTTAGATAATCTTGAGTTTGCTGGAGATGGATTAGTAGAGAGAACTAAGAGAGAAGCCAGACTTATGAGAGATGGTCAAATATCTGAAGATAAAGTAATAAGAATGAATGCATGGTTCAAGAGACATGTATCTGATTTAGATTCTCCAAGAGCAAATGAGTATCTGCGTGGAGAAGGAAGAATGACAGCTGGTCAAGTAGCTTGGTTGCTCTGGGGTGGAGACCTAGATAGAAGTAATCGCATGAGAGCACAGAAGTGGGCAGAGAGACAAGTAAATCGTATCAGAGATGAAAAAGCATTTGAATCAGCACAAGAGTTAGTAAAGAGAAGAGAGTTACTCAGAAACTCTGAGTGGCAAGTTAGATTAAATAGATTTAGAACAAAGCAATCAAGAGATGAAGTGCAATCAAGTTATGAGAAGCTGATTGGAGATTGGGATTTTGCATTAGCAAGACAATACTTTGGCTTACTGGATAGTCAAAGAAAAACAATAAACAAGTTCCTTGCAGAGAATCCACCAACAATAGTTGGAATACAAGCATTAGTAAATAATCAGATAGATTTAACAACTACACAGTGGAAGGAAGATTTAGAAGCTGTATATGAATCTATGTGTCTTGACTTTGCATTTTTCCAAACTGATTATCTTTTGCCAGATGAAAAGGATAATACTGTTTATACACCAGCTGAACAAGAACGCATTGCAAGAGCAAGAAGAAGAAAACCTAGAAAAGAAATAGTTGAAGATGGTTTCTATCCAAGAAGAAGGGGTGGAGCAAGACTACCAGTAAACAGAACAGCATTTGATAGAGAAGCAAAAGCATTTGTACAAAATAGACTTGATACATTCTTACCAGATATGAGTAGGACTGCTAAAGATAATCTAAATAGAGCATTGCGTAAGAGTTTTGATGAAGTAGCTGATTTAGGTCTTACTGGTAAAAAAGCAGAAGATTACATTAGAAGAAATATATCTAATGTAATTGGTAAAAAGAACTTAGGTAGAGCTATGGGTATTGCAAGAACAGAAGGTTCTGCACTATCAAACTTTGCAATGAGTCAATCTGCGACACAAACTGGATTGATACTTACAAAAGAGTGGCTTACAGTACGAGATGGTAATGTAAGAGACTCACACATTATTGCTGATGGAACTGAGATAAATCAAGAAGAACAGTTTATCATAGGTGGTAGCCGAATGGATTATCCTTCTGACTCAAAGTATGGTGCTTTAGCAGGAGAAGTGATAAACTGTCGGTGTACTTTAATTTATCACGAGAGAAGGATATAAAAATGGATAGAGAAAAATGGGAGTCTAAAACAATAGACATAACCACTACTAATGAAGTAGAAGGTAAAGTAGAAGCTGTATTCTCAGTATTCAATGAAATAGATTCAGATGGCGATGTTGTCATGCCAAACTCAATCAAGTCTGGCTATGGAGATGCTGGTGTTGCAATGGTATGGGCTCACGATTGGAAAAAACCAATAGGTCGTGGAGAGATAGTTCAAGATGGAGAAAAAGCAAAGTTCAAAGGACAGTTCATCATGGATACTCAAGATGGTCGTGATGCATTTGAAACAGTCAAAGCAATGGGAGACCTACAACAATGGTCATTTGGATATGAAGTTGTTGATAGTGAGAATGGTACTTTTACCAAAGATGGTATGGACACAGAAGCAAGATTTCTAAATGAATTAAAAGTATGGGAAGTTAGCCCAGTTCTCGTGGGAGCTAATCAAAACACATACACAGTAGGTGTCAAAGAAAAGTCAGAAGGAACTTCTGGTTTAACTTTAACAAATGAGACAGACCAATTACTTACTAATTTGTCTGCTCTTCTAAAGAGATTCAAAGAGCTAACAGCTTTGAGACTCAAAAAAGAAAAAACATTGTCGGATAATTCAACAAATCTACTTATGGAACTTCAAGATGCTTTGCAAGAAGCATATCAAGACTTGAGTACTTACATTGATGTGGGAGCTCCAGATGAACTTAAAGTTGATGAAGAAGATGAAATTGATGACACGACATTATTGTTGGAAACAAATAGGGTTTTAGCTGAGAGCTATGACCCAGAAATATAGGAGAAATACTTTATGCCAAAATTAGATGAGCTAAAGAAGGAACTCCATGAACTCAGAGAGAACACTCTTAATGAGTACAAAGAATTTGAAGCAGTAGATTTCGATTCTGAGAAAAAAGAAGAGTGGGCTAAGAGAAATGAGAAGATGGCAGAACTTGTTACACAAGTAAAAGAAGCCACACAAATTGAAGCCGAGAGAAAAGCTATGGAAGATGAGCTAGAAGCTGGTAAAGCAGTAGAGCCAAAGGCAATACATACTGAAGCAGTAGAAGCTCAAGAATCATACAAAACTGTCGGAGAACAATTAACAGAGTCAAGTGCCTACAAAGGTTACATGGACTCTGGTCTCAAGAACATCACATCTGAGTTAAAGTGGAATCCGAAGTATGAGTTTAAAACAACTCTTACAGAATCTGGATACCCACCAGCAGTAACAAGGTCGGACTTAGTAGTGCCAACTGCAATCAGAAATCCAAATACTATTTTGGACTTAATTGATACAATCAATACTGACCAGTTTCAATACAAGTACCTAGAAGAGACCACATTTACTAACAACTCTGCACCAACAGCTGAAGGTTCAGCTCTTGGAGAAAATGCATTAGCATTTACTGAAAAGACAGAGAACATTAGAAAAATTGGTTCATTCTTACCAGTTACTGAAGAGTTACTTGCTGATGTTTCAGCAGTACAGGGTTATCTTGATTCAAGATTACAAACAATGGTTCAACTATCAGTAACAGACCAGATTATGGCTGGTTCTGGTTCTGGTTCAAACTTGACAGGTATATTAAATGTTTCTGGAATCAATACATTTGACTTCAGTTCATTTAGTGGAAACCTAAAGAGAATTGGACAAATTTATGAAGCAATCACTGAAATACAAAAAGATAGCTTCCTAAGCCCAGATGCAATAGTTATGCACCCTTCAGACTGGTATCAAGTTGTAACCGAAGTCAATGCAGTAACAACAAGTGGTTCATTGAATCCACTATTCGTTGGTGCAGGACAATTCGGTGGAGCTGTCGGTAACACCCTTTGGGGATTACCAGTAGTTCTTGATACAACAAGACCAGCTGGAACTGCAATAGTTGGTGTATTCGGTGGTGGACAAGCATGTCATATTGTCGCAAGACAAGGTATGGAAGTTGCAATGTCTGATTCACACGATGAGAACTTTGTAAAAGATATTATGGTAATGAAGGCAACAGTCAGATTGGGATTCCCAGTTTATAGACCAACTGCATTCTGTTCCATAACAAACATCTAAGCAATTAGATTATGACTATAATGAGCCATCATTCGTATGGTGGCTCAATAGTCGGAGAGGAAAAAATGGAATTAAAAAAAGATATTTACATGAATGATGCTGGAGAATGTGTAGAGACAACTGGTGGACTTCCTAAAGGTTGGGCTAAAGGTAAGCTCATTGGGAAAAAAGGTCAAGAGATGTCTGATGCAGATTACAAAGCATTGAATATCATTGCTACAAAAGCAAAAGCTCCAAAAGAGAACAAAGGTAAGTAAAACTAAATGGCAGTAGTAAATGGATATACTACTCTAGCCGAACTTAAAAGCTACATTGGGTTGAGTGGTTCTGGACAAGACACCAACTTGGAGAATGCTATAAATGGTGCAAGTAGGCAGATAGATGCAATAACTGGCAGATTCTTTTATCAGACAAGTTCTGAATCAAAGTTCTTTACTCCAGATAATGTTCTATTCCTAGAAGTACCAGATATATCAACACCAAGTGGATTAGTCGTGCAACTTGATACAACAGATGATGGTTCGTATGATACGACACTTACAATAGATACAGACTTTTATCTAAAACCAATCGATGCTGGTAATCAAGTTGATGGAGAAGAGTTTGCACCAATCACTGAGATTGCAATACTTGATACCAGAAGCTCAGAGAGATTCGACCCAACGATAGTTAAGAATGTAAAAATAACAGCACAGTTTGGATATAGTGCTGTTCCTAAAGCAATCAAACAAGCAACCCTAATTCAAGGGCTAAGACTATTCAAAAGAAAAGATGCACCATTCAATATTCTAGGTAACGAGCAAACTGGTCAGATTGAACTATTTAACAAGTTCGACCCAGATGCAAGAGAACTTATCAAAGGTTACATCAAGAACAAACTCTAATGGCAGAAACAGGTATTACAGTCAAGATAACTGGTGCTGAGAGTCTAAGAAAAAGATTAAAAGCTAACAATCTTATGATGACTCCACTTCGTAACTATCTCAATGGTTATGGAAAAGTTATAAAAGAAAAATCAAAAGTACATGCTCCAGTTGATACTGGTGCTTTGAGAAGAAGTATTAAGTACACAAGAGTAAAACCACAAGGAAGAATACCTAACAAGACAAAAGTTTTTGCAACAGCTAAACATGCATCTTTTGTTCATGGTAATCCAGAGAAAAGATTTAGAATGTCTGAACCATTCAACAGAACAAGACCACACTTCCCACCAGTCAAAGCACTTACTGGGTGGGCAAAGAGACATGGCATGAATCCTTATGTTGTTGCTAACTCGATTGCACAAAAAGGTACACCGATAGTGCCATTTTTAAAAATGGGATTGAGAGATGCAAAGCCAGAAAATAAAGTATTATTACAAGTAGCAACCAAACAAATTGAGAGACAATTTAAGAAGGGAAGGAAAAGAGTCTAATGGCATCTTTATCATCGATAAGGTCTGGAATAGCAACCAACTTGGAAAACATATCATCACTAACAGTTTTTGGTTTTGTTCCAGATAGTATTGAACCACCTACTGCTGTGGTAGGTGTTGTAGATAATATTGAGTATGATACTTCAATGTCTCGTGGTGCAGACACTTATTCTATTCCAGTATTTCTTTATGTAAGTAGAGTTGATGCACAAGATGCTCAAGATACTTTAGATGCATTCCTTGCTTCTAGTGGTTCGAGTTCTGTAAAAACTCAGATAGAATCCGATGTAACACTAGGTGGAGTCGCAAACTCTGCTAGAGTAGTAGAAGCAGACAACTATGGAGTGTATAGTATAAATAACATAGACTACTTAGGTTGTGAATTTACAGTAGAGGTAATAGCATGAAATACATAGTACAGAGTGGCATCGATGTCGGTAAGAACCGATATGAAGTTGGAGACCCAATTACAAAAGAACAAATGGGAAAAAGTTTTAAGTGGCTAGTAATGCAAGGTATTGTATTAGATGAATCAAAAATAATGGAAGAAGAATAATGGGAAAAGGAAGTTATGGTTCTGGCAGTGGCTCAAGGCGTGGTGGCAGAATGAGAAGAAGAAGAAGAAGGAGTAGAAGGTAATGGCATTCGTTCATGGTAAAGGCACTAAGGTTCATGTAAATGCAGTGGACTTCAGTGAATATTTTAATAATGTCGATGTAACAAAAACATCAGATGTTGCAGAGACAACAAACTTTGGTTCATCTGGAGTAAAGACTTTTATTGCAGGAGAAGATGATGGCACATTTTCATTAACTGGATTGTTTGATGCCACTGCTGATGCAACCCTTCAACCACTCTTAGGTGGTTCAGATTTTAATTTAATTGTTGGTATTGATGGACTTGAAACTGGAGATAGAACCCAGTTCGGTTCTGCAAACATTACTAACTATGGTGTATCAAGCCCAGTAGGAGATGTAGTTGCAACTTCAATAGATGCTCAAGCAGATAATGGAGTTACGATAGGTCTCGTATTAAATGCTGGTGCTTATACTGCAACTGGAGTGCAAGGCAGTGCCAATGACAACTCAGCGAGTTCAACTGGTGGTGGTGGTGCATTTCTGATTGTAACTAGCGTAAGTGGTACTTCTCCAACTGGAGATGTAAAGATTCAGCATAGTGCTGATAATGTTACTTACGCTGATTTAATAACATTCACTCAAGCAACAAGTGCAACGAGTGAGATTAAAAAAGTAGCTGAAGGTACGACAATCAACAGGTATGTAAGAGTACATGCTACGATTGGTGGTTCATCTACTCCAACTATTAATGCAATAGTTGGTTTTGGAAGAAATAATTAAGGAGAAGATAAATGGCATTTGTACATGGTAAAAGCTCGGTATTCAAGTTGGATAACGCAAGTGGTTCTTTAACTGACATATCAGCATTTGTGAACAATGTAGACTTCCCAGAGACAGCTGATGTAGCTGAAACAAGCGTACTAGGAGCATCAAACAAAACTTATATAGTTGGTTTAAAAGATGCAACAATATCCTTAAGTGGATTATTTGATGCTACTGTTGATGCAATCTTAGGAGCTGTTGTTGGTCAAACTGCAACTCTATCGTATGAATATAGCCCAGAAGGTACTGCTTCTGGAAAAGTAAAATACACTGGAGAAGCAATACTAACCAACTACGCACTTAGCTCCCCAGTCGGAGATGTGGTCGCTTACTCAGCAGATTTGCAATGCTCTGGTGCAGTTACTCGTGGTAGTCATTAGTTAAGATAATTAAAGAGAGGAGACACATGAAACGATTATCTATTGATGATATAGAAAAACTACCTTCAGTTCCAGAAGAAGAATTTGAGATTGAAGAGTGGGGTTTCTCAATATTGATTCGTGGTATCAATAAAGGTATGCAAGTTAAGTTGGGTAAATTACTTAATGAAGATGATGCTGATGCATTTGATTATCAAAAAGAATTACTCAAGGTATGCGTTATTGAACCAGAGTTAGATGATGAAACAATCGATAAGTTGTATGAAAAAGATGCTAAAGTCATTGACCAGATATTTGCAAAAATAAATGAACTCAATGGTATTGGGGGTTCTGCCGAAGCAGAACAGTTTTGAAAACAATCTTGATTTAATATTCAGATTCAAACTAGCTCGTGAGTTAGGCATGACTGTCGGAGAACTATTAGCTACAATGAGCTTCAAGGAATACAACCAGTGGATTAGTTTCTATAAATGGGAAACTGGAGAGCAAAACAAACAACAAGCTCTTGCTGAAGCTGAGCGTAATAAGAAGATGGGAAGATAATGGCAATAGCCGATATAGCAATAAATATTGTTACTAAGGGTGCTGAGTTAGCAAAACGACAACTCAATTCACTTAGTGGCTCTGCTGGTAAGTCTGGCAACATGATGAGCAAACTTGCCACTGGTGCAAAACTTGCTGGTGTTGCTCTTGCTGTTGGTTTAGCTAAAGGTCTTACAGAAGCAGTACAAGAGTTTACTGCATTCAATGACAAGATGACACAATCTCTTGCCATTATGAACACCACTGTCGAGCAACAAAAGGCAATGGAAGAGTCTGCTCTATCTGTTTCAAGAGAGACTAGAATATCTGCTGAGCAATCTGCTGAAGCATTTTTCTTCTTAGCATCTGCTGGTTTAGATGCTGAACAGTCTATATCTGCACTTCCACAAGTAGCTAAGTTTGCTCAAGCTGGTATGTTTGATATGGCTACTGCAACTGACTTAGCAACAGATGCTCAGTCTGCATTAGGACTTACTGTCGATGATGCACAACAAAACTTAGAAAATCTTACGAGAGTTACAGATGTTTTGGTAAAAGCTAACACATTAGCCAACTCTTCTGTACAACAGTTCTCTGAAGCACTTACTAACAAAGCTGGTTCTGCATTGAAGGTAGCTAACAAAGGTATCGAAGAAGGTGTTGCAGTATTATCAGCATTTGCAGATAGAGGTGTAAAAGGTGCTGAAGCTGGAGAAAAACTAAACCAGTTACTTCGTGATATTCCAAGAGCCACAGCAAAGAATGCTGAAGAGTTTGCAAAACTTAATCTATCTATGTTTGATTCAAGTGGTAACTTAAAAAATGTTGCAGACTTGATTGAAGAACTAGACACAGTTCTTGCACCAATGTCAGATGAGCTAAAAGCATCTACATTAGACCAGTTAGGACTAAATCGTGGTGTTGCTGATGCTGTAAAGATATTATCTGGTGCTGGAGATGAAATAAGGGCTTATGAATCAGCTTTGATGCAATCTGGTGGTACTACTGAAGATGTAGCAAACAAACAGATGGGTTCACTTAAAGCACAACTTGATTTGATGAACAATGCATTTTCTGAGCTAGGGATTCTCATAGGAGATATTATTGCACCAGCTCTTACTGCTTTAGTTGAAGGTGTAACAAAGACTGTCAGAAAATTCACAGACTTCATAAGTAATCAAAGAGAACTAAGTGCAGAAATAAAGAAGAATGTTGAAGAAGCAGATAAGTCAGTTGGACTTTATGGTACAAAATTACCAAAAGCATACGATGTTTATGGAACATCAGTTAAAGATACAACTGATGAATTAATAGACCATAGGACTGCAACTGAAAAAGCTATTGAAATGGGTACTAAATATGCAGACATGAACAATGGTAGATTAGCCACTGACCAAATTGTTGCAGATGCACTTAAAACATTTACAAGAGAAACAGAGAATAATACAGATGCGATAGAAGAACAAACAGAACAAGCCAAAGAATTTGCAGATACAATGAAATCAAAACTCTTACCTTCACTTCAATCAGTTGTTGATGCTCAAGACAAACTTAAAGATATTCAAGATAGAATAACTGATGCTGAAGAAGATAGAGATGAAGCTAGTAAGAATCTTACAAAAGCTCAAAAAGAATTAGAAAATGCATCTTTGCAAGTTTCAGTTGCAGAACAAAAACTAGCTGATGCAAAAGATAAAGCAAAACAAGTTACCCTAGAAGAAAAACTTGCAATAGCACAGCAAGAAGAAACTATTAGAAAATTAGTTGAAACTGAAGAGCGTAATGAGATACAAGAGCTTCAGTTAGCAATAGCAAAAGAAAAACTTACAGAATTAATAGAAGCATCTACTGGAGCTACTAATGAACAAACACAAGCTGAGAGAGAGTTAGAGAGAGCTTTAGAAGCAGAACAAAGAGCTACTGAGCGTGTTACAAAAGCACAAGAAGCACTTACCAAAGCACAAAAAGAACTTAATGAAGTAACTGCAAAGACACCAAAGAATCTTCTTGAGATAGCTATGGCTAAAAAAGAATTAGATGATGCTCTTAAAAATTTAGATGCACTTGGTTCTTTTGAAGATGGATTAGCACTTCTTGTTGAATCGACTGGTATGAAGCTACAAGATTTAATAAATATGGCTAATGCAATAAGAAGTGGTAATAATATTTCAGTTGGTTCTGGTGGTGGTGGAGACTCTGGTGGTGGAGATGGTGGAAGCACTGGGAGTGAAACTTTTGATACTGATGGTGTATCTGATGGTGGTGCTGGAAATGATGTAATACCTTCAAGAGTTCCAGCATCTCAAAGAGTAGCTAGTACAGTTCTATTTACACAAAATCTTAAGTTTGAAAATCCTAAACTTGAAGGAGATGAACTTGCTCTCAAAGTTGCAGAACAAGTTAGAAGAGCAACAAGAAATGGTATCAAAGTTATAACATGAGTGTTGCATTCGATTCAGATGTAACACTAACAGTCGAGATTGCACTGGATAGTTCTCCATTTGATGCATCACAATCATTTACAGACATAAGTTCTTTTGTAAGGTCTTTTCAATTCTCAAGAGGTAGGTCAGATGAATTATCTGCATTTAGAGCTGGTACATTGACATTAAATGTATCTAATGCAGATAATAGATTTAATCCATCTAATACTTCTAGCCCTTACTTTGATTCATCTGCTGGAAGAACAAAGATACAACCACTTAAGCAAGTAAGAATAAAAGCTGTTTATGATTCTGAAACTTATACAATTTTTCGTGGTTTCTTAGATGTTATACCAGTCAAGTTTATAGCAGAAGGTGCTGACTCCATTGTTCAATTTACAGCGATAGATGCATTTAGATTGTTTCAAAACCAAACATTTCAATCGGTTGGTTGGAGAGTTGGTAGAACTGGTTTTACAGAATTAGGTCAAAGGACAAGGTTAGGTTATTCAGATGCTCAAGAACTATCTTCACTGAGAGTTTCAAGAATATTAAATGCAATAGGTTTTCCTTCTGCATTAAGAAGTATTGATACTGGAACAAAACAAGTTATAACACAAGGATTAACAACAAATGTTTTGACTGGCTTAAGAGAATGTGAAACAGCAGAGAATGGTCAGTTCTTTATTGATAGAGAAGGTAAAGCAACATTTAGAAATAGGGCATATAAGTTTACTAATACAAAATCTACAACTGTTCAAGCTACATTCGATAATTCTGGTTCTAATTTACCATATACAGATGTTCAATTAGGTTTTGATGATAATGAAGTTATCAACAATTATTCATGGACAAGAAGTGGTGGTACTACACAATTTATTGCTGACTCTGACTCGATTCAAAGATTTACACCAATAAACTCTTCTGAAACTACAATCAATGTAAATGATGCTGATGTTGCTGGAATTATTCAACAAAAGCTATCAGAGACAGCTATTCCAATTATTAGAATTGATAGTCTTACAATAAATCCAAGACAGAATACTAGCATTTGGGAACATGCTCTTGGAAGAGATTTAGGAGATAGAATCAAAGTAAATATTACAAATCCAGATAGCAGTACATTTAGTGATGAACTCTTCATTGAATCTGTATCACATAGTGTAAGTGCATCTACTCAAAGTTGGCAATGGATAATGACACTTAGCCCAGCATCTTCTTCATCTTGGGTATTAGGTCAAGCACAATTAGGAATTGGTACACGATTTGCTTATGCTTAGTGCTATGATAAAAGAGATAAAAGGAGATAAATAATGGCAGGAGCAGGTTGGCAAAGTTATTCCACTGGAGACTTGATAGATGCTACGACATTTCAAACATTCATACAAGACCAAGTTATTCAAGTATATGCAGATTCATCAGCTAGAGATACAGCATTAGGAACTAATGATGCAGAAGGTATGTTCTGCTTCTTAAAAGATTCAAATACTTTACAATTCTACGATGGTTCAGCTTGGGTAAACTTTATTGGAGATGGAGATATAACTGGAGTTACAATAACTACTGCATCTAACTCTGGACTTGCTGGTGGAGCATCTGCGACATCTGGTGCATTCTCAGCTACAATGACAACAGACTTAAATAATCTTGCATCTGCAACAGTCAATGTTGCAAATGATAGTATCGCTATCATTGATGCAGATGATAGTAATGGAAGTAAAAAAGAGAGCATAGCTGATTTTGTTTCTGGCATAGCTGGAACTGGATTGACTGCTTCAAGTGGTCAGTTAAATGCATCAGCTGGTGTTACTCTTGGATTAGTATTAGCACTAAGCTAGGAAGGAAAATATGGCAGATACTTTACATTCAGCAACTGGAGTTTTAGGTACAAGTGCAACAGACATAATTGATGCAGTGCCTTCATCTACAACAGAGACATCAATAGGAATATTGTTGGCAAATGTAAACTCAAGCAGTCAAGATGTAACAGTTGATTTAAGTCTTACAAAATCTGGTGGAACATTAAGACATCTTTTAAATAATGTTACTTTACCAGCTGGAGCAACCATAGAGTTAAATACAAAGATTACATGTGAGACTGGAGATGTTTTACAAGGACTTTGCTCATCAGCATCAAGTGCTGAGTTTACTTGTACATTCTTGAGACAGACATAGGTGGCTTATGTCATTTGGTTATATTGGAGATATATCTACCAAGATAAAACAACAAGTTAAAAATGAAGGAATACTATCTGTTACTGAATTACTTGAATTAGAAAAAGATGGTTTTCTAGGTGGTAGTTTAGAGCTTATTGAAGAAAAATCTATAAGTGGTGTATCTTCTGCAATTTTTACAGATATAAAAGAAAATGTTTATGATGTACATTTTTTACAAATAAATGATTATCAACCTATATCAGACAATACAGATATAAGAGTAAGGTTTTTTGAAAGTGGAGTAGAGCAAAGTGGTAGTGTATATCAATATGCTTTTGAATTTATGACAGCAAATGC